GTGAGCGCAAGCGCAAGTTGTCGTACATTGCGAACATTCTCGTTGTTTCCGATCCGAAGCACCCAGAGAATGAAGGTAAGGTATTCCTCTTCAAGTTCGGTAAGAAGATCTTCGATAAGATCATGGAAAAGATTCAACCCGAATTTGCGGACGATCAAGCAGTAAATGTTTTTGATTTCTGGCAGGGTGCAAACTTCAAGTTGAAGATTCGCAAGGTTGCTGGTTTTACAAACTACGACAAGAGCGAGTTTGATAATCCATCTGCTGTTCTTGATGGAGATGACGCTAAGTTGGAAACACTTTGGAAGAAGCAGTATGGACTCAAGGAGTTCAATGATCCCGCATCCTTCAAGTCGTATGACGAACTTAAGACTCGTCTAAATGAAGTTCTGAATGGTGATGCAAAGGTTACTTCCAAGACCGCAGAATCATTCGGTGACATGGATGACGAGGATAGTTTTCCCAAGTCCAAGTCTGCTCCGACTATGAAGCAGAAGTCTCCTCCAAAGGTTTCAGAGGAGAGTGAAGATGAGGACGGAGAGGAAGAAAGTGCGCTTGACTACTTCAAGAAGTTGGCGCAAGAAGACTAAAGCATAACTTGCTACTTCAAGGATGACCCCGCGCAAGCGGGGTTGTTCTTTAGGCGAGTCCAGTTCTTATATTCTTTTCCAGAATCATTTCAAATACATTATCAAATGTCTTAGCAAGATCAGTTTGGAACTGGAAGTTGGCACCTTGATCGTTTGAAGCGGAACCTCCCTTGCTATTATTAATATTATTAATAGTAACATTGCTACTGCCAGCAGATTGCAAGCGTTCTTCTAAATAGGAATCTCTTATATGATTGGTAATACTATCATATGATTTTGATTCTAGTTGCAGATTTAGAGTTTTATTACTCAAATAATCAGATATGATTTCATCAAATTTATTGAGAGGAATAATAGTTTCTGGATTTCCTCTTTCTCCTGCCATTACAGGAACCCCCATCGGAGAAACAGAATGAATTAGAGCAGCACCATCTTTCATTTGTTCTGGTGGTTTAACATTTGCTTTTTCTTCAAAGTATTTAAATGGATCTTTTACAATGTTTTCACGATATTGTTGTAGAATATCTTTTCCGGCCATTACTAGTTTTGCCGTTTCATCAATTCCTATGTTCTCGACAACGCTTTTCAATCCTGGCACATTATACTTGTCTGGATTTGCTAATGCATTTTTAATTTTATCTGCTGTAGATTTACCATCTACCTTATCAATAAATTTAGAAATATTGTCAAGATCATTTAAGGTATAATTCGATCCTCTGTCCCATAACCCAAATGGCCCAACTTGGAATGCCTTTTCCATATCGGAAATTTCATTCAAAGCATTTTCTGTTTCGACTATGGACATGAATTGAGCCATTTGTTTTGCGGCAGACTTGATCAGATTATTAGACTGATCTATCATACGATTATAACGCTCAGGATCTGATTCTTTATATTTTTCTGCCTCTTTTGTCTGTGCTTCTGCATTTTTAAGAGATTCTTGATATCGCTCGTCTAATTCAGTCATAATACGAGAACTTGCAACATTTCTTCCCATATCACCCGATGAGTATGCAGTTTTAATTAAATCATATGCTAGTAATCCCCATCCCAATAAAGGAACGCTATATGTTAATGCTCTTCCTGCGGTTCCTCCTACTAATGCTCCCGCAGTGCCAGTAACTCCCCCTAATGCTCTAGCACCCATAGAAATTGCTGCACCCTGTGCAGTTCCCATTGCTCCTGCTTTTACTACATCCATAGTAGAACCGCCAGTTGCTGCTTCTATTGCAGCAGAAGAAACTCCACCAACAACACCACCTGTTGCAGCAGATCCGGCCATACCTTTAAAACTAAATGTAGATTGTAGACCTGCTGCTGTTCCTGCTGCAACTCTTCCTGCACCTTTTGCGGTATCAATTGCGCCTCTGGTTACTCTGCCTGCGCGTTCCATCAACGACATCTTTTTACCTGTTTGTGGTTTTGGTGATGCTTTTGCTTTTGGACCAACGCCGTCTTCTACGGGGGTGGTGCGCTTTCCTGTGATTCCTTCTTTTAGTGCCTTTCCACCAGATTTTAAATTTTGTTTACCCTTTTCTACTTTGGGTGATGCTTTTTCAAAAGCTGCTCTTGCACCAGAGGTTGCTCCTGCTAATGCAGATGCCAACTCGCTTGCTCTTACTTTAAGATCAGTAAAGAATTCTCCACTCATTAGATCGTCTAATAATTTTTTTAATTGTTGAAATGCTAGGTATAACCCACCAACTATTGCACCAAATTTTAATAGATCTGCTAGTAGTCCACCCAATCCATTCAATAACCCACTTAAGAATCCGCCGCCCGATTCTTTACCATCTACATTTACAACTAGATCTTTTTCTTCCAGAGCAGAAAGTTTTGAAATTATAATTGCTCTATCCTTTTTCTCCAACTCTGCTACTTTTGATGTTTCTAGTAAATTTTCTTTTTCTTTTTCTAAAGATCTTTCTTCCGCAAATTCTGCTGCATCTTTTGCTTGTTCAGCAATTTTATTTGAAACTTGTTGTTCTTTAATTAAATCTTTTTGATCTTTAATTAAAGTCTTTTGATCTTTTACAATATTGTCTAATTTTGAAGCAACTTCTCGCAATCCATTTTTTTGTAATTTGGTAAAATCGTCTTTTAATTCAGAAGAAAGATTTTTAATTTCTTTATTATTTTGTTTTATTTTTTCTGCCATCATAGAAGTCACATCAAGTAAAACACTAAAATCTTTAATATTCAAAGTTGGATTTTTCTTTGAAATACTATCAGTGCTTTGTTTTGGTAACTTGATTTGTGCTTCTGCGTTTTTAGCCATTTTAGTTTCTTTGTCGTTTTAGAAGTTCTACTTTTTCTCTAGTACTTTTAATATAAAGATTAATATAAATTTGTCGCTCCCACGGAATCATATTTTCTAAATCAGCCAATGTATATATTTGACTTTCAATTAAACAATAATTGTTTCGATACATTGCCTGTAGTGATTCCACCGACAGGCTTAAGTAAAAAAATTAGTAAAATCGCTTACCTCCACTGGGAAGGATTTACCTGTTGTTGGATTTGTAAATGAACCTTGATATTCTATTTTTGGAAACTTTTCGATAGTTTCGGATAAAACATCAAATTCTTTTTTGGGCAAAGAATCTATAAATTCTCGTATTTCGGTTTTATCCAGTGTAGAACAATCTACGGTACTATCTCTAAAATAAACTTTTTTCAAGCATATTGTAAGAACATCTAATAAAAATTCTATTCTATCTTTAGATTCTAATTTACTTTCAATTAGTTTTGAACTAATATTCATAAAATCTTCAAAACTAGGATGCTGTACTTCTACCGCAAGAGTATCATTTAGTTTAATTTTATTTTTATTTTTATTAAAATTTGTAATTACAACTTTTTCTAAATCTAGTTGTGTTTCAAATTTTTGTTTTGTTTCTGGATCTGTAACTAAAATTTCAATCATTTCGCCCATAGACTTAGATCTTAATTTTAAAAACAAATATTCAACATCAAAATAACATAGTTTATTGACATCAATATTTTTGGGAGAAACAATACAGTTTTCTAAAACTGTTTTAATACAATTATATACTTCTCGTATATCTTTTGTTTCTTTTGCAATTAATAGAACTTTTTCTTCTTTTACTAAAAACGGACGAAATGATATTTTTTCTTTATTTGACGGAAGTTCTACTGTATAAGTAGGAACACTCAATAGATCTTTTAATGACATAATTTACCTCATGAATAATTAATTTGAAATTTGCACGATCAACTATTGATACCTGTTAATCCATTAAGCAATTGTTGTATTGGTTTGTCCACCGAACTATTGCTAGATCTTACAGAAGAAGTTTGCGTTTCCATACTAAAGAATGAAAAAGTTACACTTTGTTTCATACTTTCGTTGGTGGATCCCCAGTTATATTGTAATTCTTGAATAGAAACGGGAAAGCAATTTCGGAATATAAATTCTTGTACAACTTGATTTGCAGTATCCATAGGTCTAACAACTATGGTTCCCATGTATTCGTTATAATACGAAAAACCAACACCATTACGATATATTTTATCTTGCCAGGTAATTAACATATTTCTTTCACGATAATCTGCCGACAATTTAAATGACATATTTAACTGATTAGTATAAGAAAAACTGTTTGGTACTGGAATAGGAGTCAAACCATTTATCTTATAATCTGCTGTTCCTATGTTTTGAGAAGGAATTTCAACAGATTCGCAAACAAAAGATAAATGACGGGACAATGTTTGCGAACTTAACCCTGCCGACGGAGGATTTCCCGTTGGTGGAGTTATGAATACTTCAAACCGATTTGGTCTTACTATTCCAGTAGACCATACATTTGAGTAAAATTGATCTAGTTTGCTTACCATTATAGATTTAGCGTCTTTTCTGTTAGAATTTTAAATTCCCACTGCTGTTTGTCTGCAAATTTTTTTGCTGCTTCCCATTTTTTATTATTTATCACCCATTGTGACATTTCTTGCAAATAAGTTTTATCACTTTTTTTCTTTTTCTCGGGTTCCCTGCATTGTTTTTCGGGTTTAATTTCTACAAGATAAGTTTTTATTGTGTTTGTTTTATCTTTTACCTTTAACACAAAATCGGGAAAGTATTGGTGATATTCGTTGTCTATGGGAGAAAAGTAAGGAATTGATATTTCTTCACTGGCCCATTTTAAAACATTTTGGTTTTCATCACAAAATATCATAAATTTACGCTCCCACAGTGATCTATAAATAATCTTGGAAGGATCACCAGCGTACTTGTTCGGATTTTTGGGTTTGTATTTACCTTTGTACGAAGTACCCATATAAATAAAAGAAACCTCAACAAATATTTAGCACAATGGGCATAAGTCTACCATCAATTATTCAAGCAATCTCTCCTCTTCTTGTACCTTCTGGAAACAATAACGGAATAGGGCCAGGAGGAGTTCAACAAGTTCCACCAAACCAATGGAACCCTCGTTTTGATTTGGAGCAGCCTCCTGCTCAAGTACCAGATGCTAATGCAATTTTTGATTATGTTGAGGATCAGGAAGTAAATAATTCTAGAAATTCTGCACAGTCAGAAGCAGATCAAATTTCGAATGTTAATTTTGGATCCGAATTGGATTCTATAATTGAACGAAATAAAAAAGCATTAGGATTAAATGGTGGAGCAAACGGATTTTATGATGTAAATCTGGTTAGTTCTGCATCAGGTAACAGTGGATTCTCTGAAGCAAATGAACCAGATGGATTTAGATTGTATTTGATCTGTCCCCCCAAACCAGGCGTTTCAGTGGCACTTGCCGCAGTAGGTGATGGTATAGGTGTTGCTGGAGACACAATCAAAGATGCTGCCGACGCTTTGGCAAACAAAGCAAGAGAAAATAAAGGCACAATAGATGTTGTTACGGGAGAAGGTTCAGCAGAAAAAGCAGCACAATTGTCTGAAGACGCGGGAACAAAAGCAAAACAAGTATCCGATGCAATTAAAAATTATATGCATGAAGCAGGTCAAGATTTTGACAAAAAATTTGATGAATATGTAAAAAATGCATATGATGGTGACGCATCACAGGGAAATGCATTTTATTCTGTTGTTCTTCCTATGCCAAAAGAATTGGTTGACACTCACCAACACCAAACAGATAACCTTATGTTAGGTTTACTCCCAAGAGCTGCAAGCATGTTGGGTATAGGGTTTGAAACTTTTTCTTCTGGGTTATCCAAAAAATATGATCAAAGAAAAGCAAGACAAGGTGGATTTTTGTCGGGATTGGGTGAACTCGGAGGAGCAGCAGTAGGTGGAGTTGTTGGTGGATTACAAGAAGTAGGTGCTTATGCCTACGATAATGCAAGAGCAAGAGTTGGTTTTGGTTTAAATCCAAATGTCGAAACTGTATATGCAGCACCAACACCAAGACAATTTCAATTTACATTTGAATTGTATATTAAATCCGAAAAAGAAGCAATAACAGTTAAAGACTTTATTCAACGCTTAAAGCAGCATTCATATCCTTTATCTGTATTGTCTATAGGTGGGCAAAGTCAATTATATTTGTATCCAGGCGAAGTATATTTTGAGTTTTCTGGAAGATACAGAAATAACTTATTTCGAAGTTTGCGTCCTTGCTTAATGACAAATATACAAGTAAATTATAGCAACGGCGATCAGTATCAACATTTTAGTGATGGTGGATCTATTGTTTATGTTGTTTCTATTACTCTTCTAGAGAATCGTCTTCTTGATAGAAATATATTGGTAGATGATGTAGATCCAAATAAGATGGGTAACAAAACAACAGGTAGATTTTCTAATTCTGAATTTAGAAAAGATGTAAGATTCCGCGATACTCTTTTAGGTGAAAATGTAGAAGAAATTATTACTAATCCAAATAGAACTTTTGATAGATT